ACTGCCATTTCATACCAATGTGGAGTTCCGCCTCTTTGCACTTTAATTAAATAACCACCTAATGATTTTATCAAACTAACTTCGTTTTTAAAACGGCAATCGCTAATTACTATTTTTTTCATGCCACTTGACACATAACGATTTTCTAAACTGTGTAGCCAAATGTTTGGATTAAAACTATCTCTAAAAACTTCTGTGCCAATCAACTGCAAAGCCAATCTTGGTGTAAAAGTTTTGAAACCTAGTTTACTACTCCACCATGGATCAGACGCTTCTCTAAATTTACGACTGGCTTCAGTTTTGCCTTCCAGCATTTCTTTTGGCCACCCAAAAATATGAGACACAGCATCTTTCAACGGATTAGCAAAAGACTCATGCTTATACCCATTGTCTTTGAAAACTTGAGCAACAGTGTCCTTACCGGCACCTATAAATCCAACAATACCAACAATCATATTAATATATTAACTTATTTTTTGTGATTAGTCAACAAAAATTATCCAATAACCCAAGTTAGTGGATCTTCGCCTGTGCCGTATGTTTCAATTTCTCTTTCAAGACGTTCCATGGCAGATTGAGCTTCTGCTTTTAAATCAGCACCATTAAGAGAAACACCACCAGCCGCACCAGGTAAAGTACCATATTTAGATCTGGCTTCACCCAACATCATTTTACACTGTGCAAGTGCATAATCTCTTATCCATGGTTTACTGTATCTTTGATCAATTAACGTTTCAGCAGGTTTTTCCATGTAAACTTGTAACAGCACATTTTCTTTGCTCCTAGGTCTTCTCATTAGTATTAATTTTTGTTTTTCTGTTACATATTTGAAGTTTAAATAACCACCAAACAGTCTTCTAACAGTTTCTTGATACTGTGCAAATGCATCCCATGTTAGCAATCCACCAATTCTACCACCTTGTAAAAAGTAAAGATTTGTGTAAGCAAGTTCAAATGGATCTAAATCAACCGAACTTGATGATCCTGCAACTGATCTTCGAAAAATTTCTCGAACTTCAATTACTTCTCTTGACAGTGTATATTCTTGAATATCTTGCTGTAGTTCTAAATGAATATACGCTTCTTCTGTAGAATTTGATGATCTTTGTCGATATCTATCAACTGCTAGATCAATTGCTTGTTCATAGTGCTTTGGATCAAGTTCTACATCAACCATACCATCACCTAAGATGTTACGAATATCTGTAATAAGTTCCTGTCTGTTAGTTTTCTTAGTAGCCATGTTAATAGTATTTATAAAAAGATTTTAATACAATAAATACTATGTAAGGAATAACTATGCCAAGAATTAGCTTATGGAAACCAGATAAAGGAAACGACTACAAATTTGTTGATCGTGTAGTAAAAGAACACCTATATGCAGGTGGTACGGGCGTATTTGTACACAAATACCTAGGTCCCCATGTTAATACAAACAGTATATCACATGATCAGCCAAAGAATAGCAGTTTGGGTCCAGCAAACATACAAGATCTATTATTTTTAGAAAATAGAGATAGAAAATACGATCCAGATGTATATGATTTAAGAGGTAATTATTCTTTAAATGATCAAGATTTTGATTTGACACAATTTGGCTTGTTTCAAACCAGCGATACAATTTACATTACATTTCATTTAAACAGCATGGTTGAACAACTTGGTAGAAAAATCATGCCAGGTGATGTATTTGAATTGCCGCATTTGAGAGATGATTTAAGACTTGAAGCGGCCATGATTACCTTAACAAGTAAACCAACTAAAAAGTTTAGAAAAGGCGAAACTGTCACAGGTGCAACATCAGGTACTGTTGGCACTGTTATTGATTACAATCACAATGCTAAAACTATTAGATTGTCCACTGATGGATTGTTTGATGCTAATGAAACTCTCACAGGTGAAACCAGTTTAGCAACACAAACTGTTTCATCTTTTACTCCATCAGAAAATTTAGCCATTAATAAATTTTATGTGGTTGAAGACACTGCAAGAGGTCAAGAAGGTTATGATCCAGGTTGGTGGCCACACATTTGGAGATGCAAAGCAGTGGCTATGCAAGACACACAAGAATTTAGAGATATTCTTGGCAGTGGTGAAGATGCCGGAGATTTAAAAAATATTATTTCAACATATCAGTCAGACATTAACATCAACGATGCAGTTATCAACGAAGCTGAAAGAAATGTTCCAACAAAAGGAAATCAAGTTGGTCATTTATATGTTGAAGGAGAAGCATTACACAAAGTTGATCCAAAGAGTCAAGACGGAACTGCTGGAAAAGGCATTACAATATCGCACACTGGAAACAGTTTTCCAAGTTCAATACAAAACGGTCAATATGTGTTACGTACTGATTATTCTCCAAGCAGATTATTTAGAAAACAAGGCAACAGATTTATCAAAATCTCAGACAATTACAGAGGTAATTATGTAAGTTCAAACAAAGGTCTTGACAGTTTTATCAACAACAAATCTTCATCATCAGTAACAGGTGATGGCAGTGAAAAACAAAATTTAAGTAAGGTGATACCACCAAAGGCAGATTAATATGGACTACTGGTACGATCAACAAATAAGAAGATATATTTTACAATTCATAAGAATCTTTGATAATTTTTCTATTCGTGTAGGAAAAAAAGATAATTCTGACAGTGAATCATATATCAGAGTTCCTGTAAGATATGCTGATATGAGTAGAATGGTTGCACATTTACAAAGACATAATTCTGAAAATGTTATGAGTTCTGCACCTTTTATGTCTGTGTATGTTGCTAACTTGCAACTTGCAAGAGATAGATTACAAGAACCTAGACTTGTTGACAAAGTACAGGTACAAGAAAGAAAATATGACGAAGTAAGTGATTCTTATTTGCATGAAATTGGTAACACATACACTGTAGAAAGATTTATGCCTGTCCCATACAATTTAAACATGGCTGTTGACGTTTGGTGTTCAAACACTGACCAAAAATTACAACTTTTAGAACAAGTGCTAACACTGTTTAACCCAGCAGTAGAACTACAGGCAAATGACAATCCTTTAGATTGGACTAATATCACTAACGTTGAATTAATTGATATCAATTGGAGTTCACGTGCTGTTCCACAAGGAGTTGACACACAACTTGACGTGTCAACATTGACTTTTAGTTTACCAATATGGATTAATCCTCCTGCAAAAGTTAAAAAACAATCAATTATCAAACAAATAGTTGCTAGAGTAAACAACACAGAATCAATTGATGATTTAGATTACGATCCAAGATTTATTGACTTTTTTGAACAGTTTCCAGGTCAAATATCAACACAAATTATCACACCAGAAAATGCACAGATATCAATTGCCGGCAATGAAGTATCATTGCTTGGTGCATACGGAGCCAACGACGATGAAGGTTGGAAAGAGTTTTTAGACATTTACGGAGAACTACAAGATGGAATTTCAAGATTAATTATTAATCATTCAGACAATTTAGATTCAACAACAGATTTAATTTACGGTACTATTGCATACCACCCAACAGACAAAAACAAATTATTGTTTACACTGGACTCAAGTACACTGCCTTCAAACACTCAAAATGCAGTTGATAAAATTATTGATCCAGAAACAACTTATCCAGGAAACGGATTACCTTTATCAATGAACGGACAAAGATATCTTGTTATTAATCCTATTGCCACTAACAATAATAGTTTTAAAGGTTTTAGTTGTGGAGAAAATGACATCATTGCTTATAATAATGGAGCATGGTCAATTGTGTTTGATGCATCAGAAAATACTCGTGCTGAATATGTAACAAACACAAACACAGGTATACAATACAAATGGACAGGGTCGCAATGGATAGATAGCCACAGAGGACAATATAATAACGGTTATTGGAAATTAGAACTTGCACCTACGCCATAAAAAGTGTACAATAAAAAAAAAGGAAAAAAAATGTACGAGGCAGTTGGTACAACATTTATTGCACAAGATACGAAAAAGATTTTATTAAATCTTAGAAGCGAAGAAGTGTCATATCCAAACACTTGGAGTTTTTGGGGTGGTAAAATTGAAAAGGGAGAACTTCCACTAGATGCTTTGAGAAGAGAACTCAAAGAAGAAATGGGTTTTGTGCCACCAATGGAAAAAATTAATCCGCTAGATACATTTCAATCAAATGACAACGGTTTTAAATATTACACTTACGTTATTGTTACACCAAAAGAATTTATACCATCTCTTAATAATGAAAGCAACGGATATGCTTGGGTCAAAGTTGGTCAATATCCAAGACCTTTACACAACGGTGCTAAAACTACATTAAACAACGAAAAAAATATAAAAAAGATAAAAAAAATTCTTAACCAATAACTATTTGTAAATAGTAGTATGGGAAAAGTTTATAAAATAGAACAAATCAAATTGTTTGAATCTTTTAAAAAGTTTCAAAAAGATGGTACACTTGATAAACATATCATTCAGTATATGGATCAAAACAGTATTACCAAACAAAAATTTTATGAATATTTTTCAAATTTACCAAGAAACGAAGTTAAAAAATATTACAAGATAATAGTTTCTGCATTTGAACATTATATCAAAGATTCAAGTGAAATTGATTTGCAATTAAGATACGATCTTGAAGATGTATATTATACTATTACTAATAATTTAAAAACCAGTAATGAAAAATATAAAATAGAATCAATACTAAAAAAATATCATAAAAATATTAATCCTGTAAGATCAATTTATTTTGAAATACAGGAGATAGATATCAACTTCAATAAAGACAATGAAGATCATGTAACAATTATTAATTTGATAAAAGACAAAGAATTTATTGATAATCTAATACAAGACATAAAACAAGACACTAGATCATTACAACGTTTAGAAAGAAGATTTTATGAAATGAAAAAGTTGTATAAATTTTTTACATTTCCAATGACATTTTATCACACTCAAGAAATGATAAAAGACATAAAAAAATGGAGTGGTGTTTTTTTAAGATTTCACGCCAAATACAATGATAAAAATTACAAATATGATTAGATTACACAGTAAATTAATCTAGTTAAATTTTCTGTGTCGTCATTTTCAATACATTTACCAATCACATAAACACAGTTTGTAACACCGTCATGTGCTTCACCAACACCTGGTTCATTGCTAGATACAATTAGGTCACCTTTTTTAACAGGACCTTTAATCATTACTGGCACTTTACCTCTTAATGCTACAGCAACAGTTAATCCTTCTTCGCCTGAATTCATCAAGTATGCTGGTTCTTCAGAAACTACTCCAGCAATTTTAT